AGTTGAATTTGTTGAAGAGTATATGAGAGGTATCACTCAAAGGTTTAATCCTCCAATAGCTCAAGTTCCAACTGATAGTCAAGCAACAACAAATATTATTAATATAAATGCAATAGAATACCCGTCAAATGGTATTGCTTATGTTAATAAAGAGGAGGTTAAATTTTTTTACGAAATTTGGGAAAGACAATTCTTAACCGCTAATTATTCAGGTTATATCCGAGCAAATGCAAATCAGTTGAACCAATTAACTGATTTAGTTTTGAGTTCAGAAACAACTAACATTGTTACGAGTTTAGGGATTAGCTCTCCTTTCTTAACTTTAAAACTTAAGAACTATAACATTACCGCCCAAAATTACGAAGAAACTTTATTTAATTTTTCTAATCAAGGTACGGGTAGGGCATATCAAGAATTCATTAGGGATTTTTATGTTACACCATATATTAGAAATTTAACAGAAAATTCGTTCAACATTCTTAGTACAAATGATTTAGGTAAAGAACCTCAAAACCCTGCTAAGTATGAAGCGTTAGAACAATTAGTTAAAAACGCATCGAATGACCCATTAATTATTGATACATACCCATTTACAGACCCAACTTGGGTTTCTGCAAATATGGCTCAAAGTGATACAAACACAAATAATAACGTATATAATACAACTCAAGTATTACAAGTGTTTAAAGAACGTAACGTTATTTCAAATTTTGATAGTGTTTACAATTATACAACAAATAGACCTGTAACAAATTTTTCTTATTTAACAGTCACAGACCCAACTTCTGAAATTGTTCAAACTAATTTAACAACATTTTTAGATACAAGAAAAGACCCTAATAAGTTCGTACCAACTGAAGGGTATGTTTACCACACAAGGACAATCAATAATATTACGACTGAAACAACAACTACCATGTTAAACACACCATACATGGTAAATGCTATTCAGAATGGTGTTTATAATTGGAGAAAGAAAGATAAATACCCGTATGTTCAAGCGGCTTATTTGTTTATTAATTCATTACCATTAGCATCCTTAAAAGAAAAGTATAAAACATTAGATGCTCCAAATGATTTAGATTACATTGCATCTTGTTTTAAAAAGTTTGGTGCAATTCATAAAATGCCATACGCTTGGGTTTTAAAGATGGGTTCTATTTGGTATAGGTATAAAACCTACAAAACAACTGGTGTAGATTTCTTGGATAGTGCTTGGACTAATTTTGATTACAAAGTTAATTTTGACCCAATTACTAGTTCTGATACAAAAACATATAAATTTGAGTTTGATGGTGTTAAAGAAATTACATTACAAAATGTGACATCCGTAAACAACCCAAAAATGCAAACAGGATTTTATCCTAAAGTGATTAACGACTTTAACGTATTCTATAATGGATATGATTTATATGTTGATTACACCGATGAAGAAATCCAAACAAGTATTAGTGGTGGTATGAAAGTCTATAATTTTAGAGATTCAAACATTAACCCAACTAATTCAGTTATTGATGTATTAAGTGGTGTTCCAAAAATAACAACAATTGAAACTTGGTCAGTAATTTTACCTGATACTGTTATGGATTTAAATAGTTTATCAGGTAATTGTAGACCAAACCAAAATACTACAAGTGGTAAATATTTTATAATACCTTCGTTTGGTTCACCAATAAATCAAATAAATGCTGAGTTGTTGGTGAATAATGTTCAAGGTACGGTGTTTTTAAATAATCCATCAATTTATAATGGTTCGGTAAGAATGTTGTGGTCGGCACCAAATTACGGTTATTTTGATAACACACAAGTAGTTAAACCAAGTCCTGAAAAATATGTTAATAAAATATTAACAGGTAACACAAAACAATCGGCCTTTAAATTATTGATTACTGATGAGTATTCAAACATTGAAGAAATATTTTCAGTTTTTGATAAAAGTATTTTAGACAAGTTTGAACAAGAGTTTTTAAATTTCTCTAAACCAATTGCGGATATTGATTTAGGTCCACAAGTAGGTGTACCTATTGGTGAGTCACCTGTCGATAACACTGCGGTATTTAAAAACTTTCAGTATTTGTTTTCCAGTTTAATGACGGTAAATGCAAATACAGGATTATCAAATTCAGAATATTTTAACACATTAGGTAATACACAATTAACGTCATTCTCAAATACAATCAAATCATTTTTAGAGTATGATGTAATGTTAAAGTATGGTAATCCTGCAAATTATAAGAGAAGAGTTGTTGATTCATTTATAGCGTCAAACAACGGACCAAATGTTGTGGTTGACCCAATTAATTTTGGTACATATGTTAACAACACATTACCTTCGAGTAACGGAACAATAACTTTAGCACAATCAAAGGCTCAGTATCCTGATGAATGGTTGGCGTTAGAAACCGAGATTGGATTTTCAACAATACAAAACTTGAGATATACTAATCAAGGTTCGTATATTACGGATTTTTTTATTGATAATAATATTGAGTTTAATGTTGACAACATTGTTTTATGTTCACAATTAATAAAACAATATGCAACACAAAAACTTTTAACACCAACTTTAACAAGCGATGAGTTTAAATCTAGAATACAACTTTATTTGAACGGCACAACTGCAATCCAAAATTTATTTATAAATCAAGTATTAGCGGGAGTTAGACTTGCCTTACCTAATCAACAAGAGTTACCTGAAAAGAAAATACAAAGTGTTATTGATGGACAACAGTCCAAAGTTGAAAATTATGAGGTATTCAAAGCTTTAAATGACAAATGGGTTGCGGGTGGTGATTATTCGAGTAAGACGTTATTTGAAGATTTCTTATTCTTGGGCAGAGCTTCAAGAAACATTGGTGATACTTTATTAGTTGATATCTTCTCACTAAAAGATACTCTGTTAGGGAATAAGACCTTTGAAGAGTCGTCGTTCAATATGGAAATGAGTGTATTCACATTTTTAAGTGGAATTCTTATTAAGAATAAATTTAATGTGATGCCATTACCAGCATATGTTAATTTTTATAATGTTCAAGATGCGGATGGAACAACTCTTTCACAAAATTCTGAAGGTTCTTTAGAGTTTGCTGATAATATGTGGGGAACATTCTTAGATGTTGATTATAGAAAATCAAGTCCAAAAGTTGTTTGTTTTTATGCGGGACTACCGTCGGCTCAATTAGATTTACCTAAGGGCAATTCAAGGTTTAGAGATGATTCATTTGAATTACGAAGAGCATCTGAAAATCCATTAATTGAAAATCAGATTGGTAAAAAAGATTGGGCGGTATCAAATAAATGTGTTGGGTTTAATGTTGATATAGGAACTAGAAATCAAAATATATTCTACTCGTTTGAGGTTTCAATGGATAGTGGTAAGGCAACCTCAGAGTCCATACAGACTCAAATCGATATGGTTAACCAAGCTAATGGTAAGAATGTTGCAACTCAAAACGTTGGTTTATATAATTTATATAAGAAAAGGAGTTATCAATGTCGTGTAATTTCTTTAGGTAATGCATTATTACAACCAACAATGTATTTCAATTTAAGACACGTTCCAATGTTTAACGGACCTTATTTGATTACTGAAGTTAATCATAGTATTCAACCTGGACAATTCCAAACAGATTTTACGGGTATTAGACAAGGTATTTTTGATTTACCATCTATTGATAATTTATTACAAAGTTTAAATCAAAACTTATTAACACAGATTGAAACTGCGATATTAAAGAAAAAAGATAACATACCAAACAAACCAATTACAAATATTAATAAAACTGCGCTTCTTTCACAAATAGGTGAAAATACTGCTGCCGCGGTTAATAGTTGTACATTATCGTTAAATACTAACTACGTTACTTGGGGAGATTTTGTTGAATCTATCACAACTGGATTGACACCACAAGAATTAGCCGATGCAATTGTTGCGAAAACAAGTGATGCGAATTTACAAGTCCTTATTTACTTAATGTGTTACATTAAAACGTTTAATCAGGACAAGTTTTATGGTTATAATAATAACTTTGCTAATGTTGAGTTAAGCGTGTATTGGGGACCAAGTACTCAGTACTTTATACAAAAACAAGCTTCGTGTGTATCGGTATCAAATTCAAATTCAACAAACAACCCAACACCAATTGCTAATTTTACTAATCTTGATAAATTTTTGGATTTCATGATTGCGAGACTAACACCAAATGTTAGACGTATTTTATTTGGTGAAAATGGTAATGCACCATTAGGATTACCAAAATATTATGTTTGTTATTGGACACCTGCAACAAGTGACAATCCTAATATAACACCAGAATATTTTGACGAAAATCAAAATGAGTATACAACATTATTTGAAACAGTTAAAGATGGTTTAAAATCGGCCAATAGAGTACAATTAAATGGTGATGCGACTAACACAGTTGTACAAGCTAACACTGCTCAAGAGCAACAAATTGCTAGTGGAGGTACAGGTACAACAAATAATCAAAATACTACATCAACACCACCAGTAGTTTGTTTACCACCATCCATCACATCATTCACACCATTAACGGGTGTAACAGGTACAATCGTTAATATTATTGGTAATGATTTAGGTTCCGTAACGGCCGTTACGGTAAATGGGGTTACGGTAACAACAGGAATTACTATTAACAGTGAAACCAATGTGGTAGTTATTGTTCCGTTTAGTAATACTACGGTACCACAAAATAATGTAATAACATTAGGTGGGGTTTATGGTAGTGGCTCAACTACAACAACATTTACTTATAACCCACAACAAGTTTCTGCGGCACCACCAACAGTCGCTCCATCAGTACCACCAAATAGTAATACAAATCCGCAACAAACAGGACCTGTGGTTATGGTATCGGAATTTGATAGTTCGTCTAATGAACTTACAGTAAAAATCAATCCTGAATTAATACCTGGAGGATTTGTAGGAAATGCTGAATGGTTATACTTAAGCGCTCCAAAACCATCATTGACGTACCAATGTGTAAAAATGAGTGCAACATCAAACAATCAATACGTTCAAGTTATTTTAGGTGAAGGAACAATACCTTCTAGTTATATGGATAATTTCTTTAATAATGAAACTACATATATATTAAACGCCGAAGATGTGTTATTTTATTTTGATAATGAAGGTATTGATATTCCAGAGGGTACTAGTAAAGTACTTTGTACTTTGAAAATAAGTGCCAGAAAAATACAACAACCAAATGAAAATAGTACGGCAACACAATTCTTCCAATTTGGATTCACTCTATAATTTAACAAATAACGATATATTTATATAGAAACATAATTATGGACATTAAAACAGCATTAGACAACTACCTTGGTAAATCTACAAGATTTTCACAAGAAGATAATGGTGACGGAACTAAACAAGTTTGTGACTTGGATACAGGAGATTGTTATACTGTAAGAGAAAGAGATGGTCTTATTGAAAGAGCTGGACACCAAACAACTGCCAACAGAAAAGTTAGAGTTGAAACATCTAAAGGTATAAAGCAATTGTTAAACGGTTAACAAAATGAGTATAGACAGAAAAATTTTAAGTGAAATTGAAAGATACAGAAGTATCAACAAATATATTTTAGAACAGGCTACCGAGCCAGCTGCGGATGATTTAGCGGCGTTAGCACCTGATGCGGGCGCGGCACCTCCACCACCACCTGCAGATGCAGCGGCAGTTCCCCCACCACCTCCAGGTGATGCGGCGGCTCCACCAGCACCTGAAGCAGGAGCGGCTCCTGAACCTATTGATGTGGAGAATGACCCTGACGTTGAAAAAATTGATGATGAGGGTAACTCAGAAGAAAAAGGTGGAGAAGAAACTGATTCTGAAGAATTAGACATAACTGAATTAGTTACCGCTCAGAAAGATATTCAATCAAAACAAGATAGTTACTTTGATAATTTGTTTGGTCAATTAAACAAATTGGAATCAAGATTGGGTGAGATGGATTCAATTATGAATAAGTTAAACGCTCTTGAAAACAAAATCGAAAAGTATCGTGAAAAAACTCCACAAGAAAAATTGGAGTTAAGAACGTATGATTCATATCCTTATAGTCAAAAATTATCACAATTTTTTGATGACAAATCAGAAGAGATGGAAAAGACGGGAAAAAATGATTATGTTTTAACACCTGATGACGTGACTGACATCAATGTTAATGACATTAAGAATTCTTTCCAAGGTAATGGATTTGAGGACGAGTTCAAATACAAATAACAAACACAACAAATAATGTAAGGTCACCCAAAAGGTGACCTTTTTTTATTTGACAAAGTGGGAAAACTAGACTATATTTGTAAGACAAATTAAACTTAAATATATAAAACATGATGAGTTCATTAGACGCCGTATTGGCACAGTACGAAAAAGCACAACAAGGGGGCGGGGCCCAAAGTAAAATGTCACAAGACGAAAGAATGAAAAAGTATTTCGCTTGTATCCTCTCTGACAAAGAGAAATCAGGACAACGTAGAGTACGTATCCTCCCAACACATGATGGTTCTTCACCATTCAAAGAAGCATGGTACCACGAAATTCAAGTTGGTGGTCAGTGGAACAAATTCTATGACCCAGGAAAAAATGACAACGAGCGTTCACCTTTGA